TGGATTTCAACCATGCGTTTCAAGTTAACAGAGACAAGCTCGAACATTCCGTCGGAATAAACCCTTTCTCAATGGAATGGGACACTCTCGCGAGAGAGTTTGACGGTTTTTCGAAGTTTATATCTGTTGGTGATTTCTCCAAGTATGGACCTCGGCTATCAACCCGGTTTACGAGAATGGCTCATAAACTACGTGCGATGTGGTACGAAAAGTATTGTCCCAACAACAACGATTCAGGAGTTCGCCGAATTCTTGGTGAGCGACAGGTGAATTGTTACAATGCTTACTTCGATGAATTGGTCAAAGTTGGATGTGGTAACCCATCTGGATCCATTGATACAGTCATAATCAACACCATGACTCAATGGTTCTATTTGCGAGCCGCATGGATCGGTACAGCGAAGAAGTACTGTCCAGAGAAAAGAGGACTCCACAACTATCGAAAGTATGTTCGCAAGAGAGGATATGGTGACGACATCATCATGGCCATCCACGCTGACGTCATCCACTGGTTCAATTCCGTGACTATACAAGAATTCTTCGCCGGATTCGACATAAAGTTCACGGATACGGACAAGTCCGGATCAATCAGACCGTGGTGCACTCTTGAGCAGGCGACTTTCCTTAAATGTGGATTCCGCCGTTCTCTTGACTTCGCACAACCAGTTGTTTGGTTGCCAGTAATGGGAATCGATGAGATCATAGACTCAACCAACTGGGTTCGAAAGCCAAAAGGCACCCCACCAGAAGCAGATTTCTCAGAAGTACTGAGATTGGCAGCTATCAGCAATTGCGAGGATGCTGTCAGGCGTTTGTGGTTCCATGGCGAGGCCGTCATGTTGCGTTACCAAAGCGCCATCCACGACTTCTGGAGGGGGAGGAAATCGAAGCACAAGCCTACCTACTTCACTTGGAAAGGATTGGCCGCGGAATACGGCTATGTCCTAAAAGGTGAAGGAGTGAGCGACCTATCGGAAGCTCTTAGTCGGTTTGGATTTCCGACTGACTTTTTGTCAGTTTGCGGGGTGAGCGCTGCACCCGATTACACAAGCAGTGACAAAAATGACGATGAGATACGTTGCGTGTTAAAC